CAGGTATTTGCATTTCACTTTGCATAGCTATAGAATTATAACCAGCAGCAGTTAAACACATTACATCTTTTAGAGAGGAAGTAATTATCAATCGATCGCCTGTATTAGGCAGCTGTTTGTAACCTTGAATATCATTTTTATTTGTGTTACTTAGCCATTTATTTTTTACTTCGTAAGGAGAGTAGATCTTATATCGACTTTTAAATCGAAACGCATAAGTTATTGAATTACAACTAAATCTGTTATTATTCACCCAGAAGTGACTTATTGGTTCGACTGCAAACATAGTAAGAATTTTCTTACTGATCAAATATTTTGACCAAAACTTTGCATCGTCTCTAGACCATAGTCGCTTTCGTTTCTGAATAATAACATCTGGTTTTTGGTATTTAGGAGCATTATCTTGCCTATATCCCATAACACCCATACTAAACTTGTTAGTTGAATTACTAAAAGCATTCAGCTTCAAATTAAAATCACAATCTATTATTCGCAGAGCATCCATAAAAGAACATCCAAATTTATATCTTACATACATAAAACAATTAAAGGAATGTTCAGCATGGCCGAAATCCTTATATAATAGTCGCCCATTATATGCAATAATTGAAACTGTAGGATTTTTATCTTCTCTTAGAGCACTATGAAACTTTTTACCTAACGCTTTAAATTCAGGTATATAGTACATAAAAATGTCATACTCAGAAATTTTCCCGAGTATGACATCTGTATGTAAGTGATCTTGGCTGCTTCTACTAGCAATAGCCATTAGAAAGGCGCGTCTTCTGTTACTTTAGAACCATTTTGAGGAGTGTCTGGCATAACCCAATCATCTTCTTCTTTAATAGTGTCTGGAGCAACTAGCCCAGCTGTTGAGATATGAGGTCCCCACTTAAGATCTGCATTAAAGTCAGCATTAAATGAACCATAGTCATCATTAAGTGCTTTAACAAATAAATCATCTCTTTGTGGTTTTACTCTACCAAAGTATTTAGTATATACTTGTTGGTATTTACCATCTTTTACGCCAATAAGAACTCTAACTTCATTCTCTCTTAACGCGCTAATTAAAGCTTTAATTTCAGTCACAGTTCCACTAGCAATTGCAGGCATAGTATCAAATGATACTTCATCTCCTGCAGCTACATTAGCCCATGCTTTAGTAAAATTAATTAAAGTTTCTTCGCCTGTATAAGCTTTACGCTCTCCTTCTTTCTTCCACCAGTCATAACTTGGTGAATCTTCAGACCATGTAGTTTGTCCAACATTGTTAATCCATTGGAATTTACCTGACTGAGAAGTTCTATGCGTATTATTAGCTAAGATTTCTAATTTAAAGTTACCATCTGCACATCCTAACCAAAATACAATTTTCTTGTAATCAGTATCACTAAATGATACATCATAATTAGGTTCTTGCTTAACATTAATATCCATAGCATGTAATTCTGCCATTGTTGGATTTACTGCTAAAACTTTAACATTTGTTAGTCCTGAGAATGTTTTCATTCCCCCTACTACTTCTTCTGTACTTGCATTACTTTGTATTGCCATTTTTTTATCGGTTTTAATTATTAATATTCAAATTCGTCTGACTCGTTGTCAAAATCTTCTCCAAACTCTTCAGCTTGTTGCTCTTTTACTAAGTCTAAAGTATCTTCAATTGTAGGTACTTCAATAGAAGTTTGATTAGGATCTACAGCTGTCTCTGTATCATCTACAAACTCAAAAGATAATTTTCTAACTTTCTTAGCTTTCTTGCCTTTTAATGTAGGGTGCATAAACATTTGCTTAACTTCCCAAGCTTCTAAATCATACTTAGCTTTAATACCATTACGATCTATGCCATTTTCTAAATCAGCAATAATCATAGTAGTTGTTATTTTAGCAGGTTTTGTTCCTGTTGTAGTACTAGGCTCTACAGCGCTTCTTGATTCAATCATTTTTTTTGTGTTTAATCTATAAATATTTTTGACCATTCTAAAGGCATGGTCTTGCCCTTTAAGTGTGCACATCTAGAACCTGCAGTTATATCATCTAAAGAGTCAAATGAAACCATAGTCTCATCTCCTTCTCTATAAATATAACCAACAGCATCTGCATTAGCGCAGGTAATTTGCTTGATCTTACCGGTTAAATCAAGGTCTTTAACAGCAACCTCTTTACCTTTCTTCTCAAGCATCTTATCTTTTAGGTGTCCAACTAAGATAATGTGATCCGCTAGTTTATTCAGTTTATCTATCCATTCTTTGTAGGCCATTCTTAAATATAAGTAGCCAGCGCCATTAGGCAGTGATAGTACTGATGCACCAGGGTTCTTCTGATCAAAGTTTTTACCCATAGGAGTTTTCATATAAATATGTTTAGCATATGACTCACACATTTCTTCTAACTTAGATATAGTGTCAATTGCTATATATTTATATGGCCTTCCCTCTTTCATAATTGCTGTTCCTACAGCTTGGAGTTCTTTTAGACTATTAGCTTTCACTTTTAAAGCGTCAACCATGTCTGAACCGTCTTCCAAATCTATAATTAAACAATCATCAAGTTGTGATAATACTGTAGTCTTACCAATTTTTGGTGGACCATATATTATCATGTTTTTAGGCGATTTACGGCTCGCCTTAACCTTTTGCGTTGGTAATTTCATAAAGTTCTATATCTTTAAAATTAATATTATGTTTTTCCATTAGTTCTTTTCTTTTAGCTTTTAAATCTTTCTTACGAGCTCTTGGCGACTTAAACATATCTAATGAAGACTGCAAACCATCTGAATCTCCCATTGTGGTAAGTGTTCTAGTTAACTCGTAACAAATATATATAGCTAAGTGTCGTTTAGTTTTGTATTCTCCGTATTTCATTTTTTTCTTTCTTTTATTGTAAATGTTGACATTTCAGCTTCATAAGGTATCATCCCTAATAAGCCATCTCTATTCTTTTCTACATGACATGCTAATAATCCTATTGGATCCTCTTGACAATATGTATCAGTGATACCATATAAATCATGAGGTCTTTGTAGCATTATAACAACATGTGCATCTTGCCCAATACTATCACCACCAAACAAATCAGTTAGTAATGGTTGATACTGTGCTTTAGCTCTGTGTTCCTGTTCTATATTTCTATTCAATTGAGATAATAGTATGTTAATACAGCCCATCGTTGACTGCATCCACATGCATCCTTTACTAACTTCATTTAATTTCATTAGCTCTTTATCTCTTTCACTTAATATAAGTCTAGAGTGGTCAAAAACATTCACTATAGTTTTATCAGGATACTTTTGTGTTATCTCTGTATTAGCTTCTTTTATGAATTCCATATCTCTAGGAACATTATTAAAATGGACTGGATAATTAGCATATTTCATTACTTCTTTTTTGAAATGATTATATGCTTCATTATCTAATCTATTTGTAACTGATAATAAATCTCCTACTTGTTTACCTGAACCTTTTGATCCCGCACGTAGTATCTGTTGATACCCTGGCATTTCAAAACTCCAGTATAAAATCATTAGTTTACTTTTATCATTAGCATCTAATAAATCAAATATTAATTGATTACTAAATGCTGATTTACCTACACCTGGTCGTCCTGCAATTACATACATCTTACCTGGTTGTAATCCGCCTAGTAAATTCTTATTTAATCTAGGCCATTTTGTTGGAAACACAAGTCTTCTACCCGTCATACCATTTACTACCTGGTGTAACGACGCAGATATGGCTTTGTTTATACTCTTAAAGCCTCTTTTCTTAAAGGGATCTTGTGATTCTTGGTTTGCTTTCGTTTTCTGTTGCATAATCGTTTAAGTTTTCATACTTTTCCCAAGTATAGTTATTAATCCAAACCTCTAGATTCTGTAAAAATCCGAGATCTTCTTTATTTACTAGTAATTGTCTATCTAAACATTGCATAATATGTCTGTGCAATACAGGCTTATTATTAACAATCTTTCTATATCTATTTCTAGCTTTATCATTAGACTTTGCCTTGGGATCGATGGCATGCAACACTCTTACTCCTCTACTGGATGTAACTTTCCAGGGATATTTATTTACCAAATCTGTAAACATTTGATCGAAATTAGATACAAAGAGATTAATGAAGTTTTGAGTAACTCTTTGAGTCTCAGCACTATCACCCGCCTCTAAGTATCCATTTTCTATCAATTCGTCTATATTTGGTTTTAAATTGAGAATGTTTAAATAATTAAATCCTTTCCTATATATTATGTAGAGATATATATAGTCGTCAGCACTCATCTTTGTCTCTTTAAGTACCTCGAAATCTATTTCTAACATCATAATATAAAAGAATTTTGTATAGTTAAACGGAACATTGATACAAATATAATCATTTTTTTCATATTAAAAAATTTATTTAATTAATTTTTATAACCATTTTACGCCCTTCAAATCACGCACTGAATTTCTAAGCCATTTTTCTTCTTGAGAATCTTTAACATATAAAATATATATCTTACCTATTTTATTCTCTTCAAATCTAATTAGCCTACCTATTCTTTGGATCATTGACAAAGCTTTAGAAGTTAATCCACATATTATACCTACATTAGCGCTAGGAATATCAAATCCCTGGTTTAATGCTTTTGTTGAGCATAATACGTTAACTTCTCCTTCTTTAAATCGTCTCAAAGCTTCTCTTCTCTGTTTTAATGTTCTCTTACTATGATATACTTCCGCTAAAGGCTCAACACTCTCTGCCAATTTACTGGTAAAAGCATTTAAACCTCCAAAGGTTATTATCTTATTATCTAAATTCTCATTTACTATCTCTTTAAATTTCTCTATCTTAGCATAAGCTTGATCTACAATAGCTTTTCTTTCTCTTATAGTTTTATAAAATCCTGCAGCATGATACTTTTCTTCTGATGATGCTTGTGGACTTTTAATAAATACTTTAGCCAAACTGAATGCATCTGGACCTAATGCTACTTTGTGCTCAACAAACTCTCGTTGAATATCATCATATTCTAATTTCTCTCCAAATGTTAATTCAAGAGGTATACAATATATCTCATAAGGAGACACTAAATTCATTGCTACACATTGATCCAAGGTTATTTCATATACTTTAGGAGCTATTTTTAATAGTTCTATCTTATGGTAAACATCTTCAGGCCAGGTAGCAGTCATTGCAAGGATAGAAGTATAATGATTATTCTTAAAGAATTTAATATACTCTCTACTTAATCCTAGATGGACTTCATCACAAACTACTAGTGCATACTTCTCATTTTGTAGTTTATAAGCACTCTGGTAACATATAATCTCTACTCTATCTAAATAACTAGCACAATCCCATTTGTGAAACTCTTCAGCAAACTGTTCTTGTAGTTGTATAGTAGGGACCAGAATGGCAGCCTTTGAATCAGCAATACGATCTAGTACATGCTTACATGCTAGTACACCACATCTTGACTTACCAAATCCAGTACCTGCAATTATACTACCAACATAATTATTACGGGCCCAAGCATTTAATGCTTTACGTTGTTGTTTATTCTTTTCTTTATTTATATTATTTCCTCCCATAATCCCCATAATGTTACTGTTCTATTAGTATCCTTATCAAAATGTGTTCCAACAGCAGCAATCATACCTAAACTAACTAGCTCAGTTACTCTACCTGTAACTCTATTAATATCCCAACCTAATTCTTTAGCTATCATTCTATTTGTAACTTGTTTTTTAGTTAGAATTACATCATATACTTGTTGCCTTTTCCCACTAATTGTAGGTTTTAACTGTTTAAGGGAGTCAACCTGTGTTTTTCTAATCATATCTATTTAATTTAATTGTTATACTCCGGGACGGACAAGTGTATTAACGGTTGTGGCAATAGCGCCTTTATGTCCGCCCCTTCGTAATACTTATTTTTCCCAACATTTACTTACTGATACTTCAGCTTTTAGCAATCCATTTGTTACAATTTCACGCGCAGCCATTTCCATTAATGTTTTCATTAGTCCTGACCATTCTTTTACATAACTATCTTTACATATTGTATCTATTTGATCATGTACAGTCATTACTATTTTAACTGGCAAATCATGTGCTTTTATACAATTACGTATAAGTATTAAAGCAGATTTAGTCATATCAGCACTAGCACCTTGTATAGGCGTATTTTTACTAGCACGTTCTATACTACCAAGCTCCATAGTAGCTGATTTATTATCCCAAATCCTTGGGTACCAATTAGTAAACCATCGACGTCTTCTATAAGGAGGAAATGTAGTAATATAACCTTTCTTTTTACCAAAATTTCCTAATTTATCTAAGAATCCTTTAATTGATGGAAATGCTTTAAAATACCTCTGAATCAAGTCTTTAGCTTGATCTACATTAATATTTAAGGTATCAGCAAGTTTATTAGGGCCCATACCATATGCTAAACCAAAATTAATTGTTTTAACATTTGTTCTAAGCTTTTTGTGGGAAGGACAATTGCACTTTTCCTTTTTCTTAAGGTAGGCGCAATCGTCTTCTCCACTAGACAACCAGTCTTGTCCGTATACTAATTCTGCACAAGTGGAATGTAAATCTTGACCTTCTTCTAATGCCTCCAGCCAAACTGGATCATTAGATCCAAAGGCGATTACATTTAATTCCTGCGATGAGTAGTCTGCACTCACATAACTCCATCCTTGTGGAGCAATAAAACAATTTCTATATTTATTGTCCGCAGGAATTTGCTGCATATTAGGTTTACTGCTACTAACACGACCGGTATCCAATATCTGATGAAAATTTGTATGTATTTTATTATCTGCAGATAGATTTTTAAAGAAAGCCTCACCATATGATGTACATAACTTCATAGCTTCTTTATACTCTACATAAGTGTCAATGAGAGGAAATTTATATCTATATTTATACATTTCTTTACCATTCACATTTTCTAAATTAGGTATAAGTGTTTTAAACACAGCTAATACCTGCTTAGGTGATGTCCATTTAACATTTACTTTTCTTAAATCTTCTAGAGGTGTAAACATATCTCCTTGTATATATTTAGATACAAACTTATTTAGTCTATGATCCTCTATTAAAGTCTCATCAAGATTAATAAGTAAAGCATCAGCTTTAAGAGTATTGCTTTTTTCTATCTGTTTCCAAGATTCTGTATCTAAATCCAACCCATTATATTCTATATCAGCAAATGCTAATACAGCTTGATTTTCTAAATCTATTATTTTATTTAATCTATTAGCTTCAGTTTTAGGCAATTGTATCTCTCTTAGTTTACATAAATATTCTACATCTTTAGCTCCATAAACTATTTGAGACTGTGTATAAGGTGTGCCATTTAAACCAACAAATTTATTTCTGACTTCTTTATTTAAATCTTCATTAAACTCTCGTTTAACTAAATCTT